CATAGGGCATCATACGCTGAATAGCTACGGGATCCTTTTCTAAATACTTTAACGCGTTCATGTAGTCTTTTCCATACGCCGAATCTACGTTACGCAATGCATCCGAAAAATCAGAATACGTTAATTTTTTTAAAGACTGATTATTATAATTAAAATTTTCAAATAATTCTTTCCTTACTTCTGAATTAGTAGCTAATTTTTCAGACTCTTTAGTTGCTTTCATATACGTTCCTGTATGTGGATAAGCTTTGTTTATTATGGTACGTTCCCCATCTGTAAGCGATGGGTAGTTTGGTTCTTTATCTAATAAAAATACACCTTCTCTTTTCGTCGGAATCTTCTCCGGGGTAAATGGATTACGCCTTTTTGTTCCGATATAATCATGTCCGATATGCACTCCTTCGTGCCTTGCGGTACTACGTAATCCACTAATTTTTTGGGTTTTTGGATTTAAGGACACCTCTAAATTACTCTCTTTAGCATTACCTCCAGCAAATCTCCCCCAAGCTTGTCCATAATCTTTCGAATCTGGATCAATTATTAATTTAATATCTTTTCTTTTTAGTGGCTTAAATTCATCAATAGTCCTTATTTTATCCGGACGATTGAACACATTTTCATAAACATCAAACCGACGAGCCCATCGTTTACGTACCATATCGTGATATATTGTTTCATTAGCACCTTTTAATATTTCATCCATCTCTTTACGATATCGAATATTTTTTAAAACCAATTGTGAATTATAAACGTTACTTGCTCCTTTTTTAATCATAGGTGTTACCATTTTACCCAATCCCATACTCATAAGTTCAAACTCGGGTGATACGCTTTCTAATCCCGCTTGTTGATACGGATTCAATATTTTTTTTCCAGTATTATCTATAACATATGTACTACTGGTATTACGTTTATCTAAACCTGTTTTATCTATGTGTAATTTATCTTGATCTATTTCGTATTGTGATTTACCGTATCCTTGGTCTGGTCTATAAAAATAAGAAGGATTTGAGAAAGGATCTGGTCCGTATATAGAAAAATTGAAATCTTTCTTATTTAAATCAATTTTTTCTTCCGTACCATCCTCGTACGCAGGCACCTCGTCTTCTTTTCTTTTTCTACTCCTCGATAAGTTTACTATGCCAGTGCCAACTATCGGTATTCCCGAAAGTAGATCCAACGATTTTATCATCGACTCAAAAACTTTATTTCGCTCAGAACCTTTCAATAAATTTAACTCATTGAGAAGTTGTGGAAAATATCCACCTTTCTTTTGCATAACATTTACAATATTATCTTCTGTAATATTTTCTACATTTTTCAATAATTGCTGTAATTCACTATTTACTGCAAAAGCTTCGTTAGCACCCAATCCAGGATAAGCTTCTTCTAACAAATTCACTATATATGGATTCCCACTACCAACTAAACCATTAGTTGGTATAATATTGGGATAATATTTAGCTGCCCGATGTGCTGGCTCATGCCAGGCATTAGTAAGTTGTTTATGCCTCAACACTTCTTCCGTTGGAAAATCTTTATATAACATTCGCATATGCAACGGTTTGTTCTTTAAGTCATAATAAAATGCTGCACCCGCTTCCATATCCTGCAACAATTTAGTGTCAAAAGAATATCCAAAATTTTGCTCAGCTTCTTCTACCGCCTTGAGATATTCCTTACGTTGTTTATTGGATAGCATGGACATACTCTTTCCCTCTTTTACCAATTGTTTTTCTACTTGTTTTAATTTGTTCATCTTCTCGGCAAAAATTCTTTCCGATTCTAATATAATTTCTCTTTGGGTAGGGTTAGCTTCTTGCAAAGAAGTAATTGGTAATTTTCGTGCCCGATCCGTAAAAAGTTCGTCTCTACCTTTACTGACGATGTCCCGTACCGAACGAGCAGCCTTCCTTCCTTGTTTTACTACTTCTTTTGCTGGGCGGGCTCCCAATTTCATCAAGCCTTCTCCACCCAACATAGCTGCCATATTAACACTTCTCTCCAGCCAATCACTATCTCTCAAAGCTGTTGGCATCATCTGATTATGATAGTCTTTTAATCCCTGTGAAGCTAAAGGATTTAAAGACATCCCTAATCGACTAATATCCCCAAGTAAACCAGGAATATCCCCTGTTAATACATTACCTACTCCTTGTAAAGCACCACCTAACGTATACATCCCTTTCCCTATCGGATGGAGCATATTATAATCATACTGGGCTTTTTGCTGAGCGGCTAATTGAGTATCTCTATCGATACCGCGCATTACTTGCTGTCTAAGTGCTAATTCATCTTGTACTGGTTGTTGATTTGCTAATTGTTGTATTGCGGGAGATATATTAGATGGACGTTGTGGTAGTGGTACTTTTGCCCATGATTCTGTTCCATCTTTATATTCGTTTACCATTTTTTCATAACGTGGATAAATACCATCTATCGCGTCAACTACCCCCGTATAATCGTCTTCGTCCGTATTAGTATCGTCATCACCATCTGCATATCTACGTATACGGCCTAAACCAAACAGCATAGGCAACAATAAACTTGCTGCCTCCTGCGGTATTGGTTGTGTTTTTTCCTTCGTATATTCTTTAAATAAATCATCACCATCTGTACCATCTGCAAACGAGCCTACCTTTTTATTAACTGTTTTGTAAATATTACGTAGGGCACTATCGTAAGTAGGGGATGTAGCATATCTTTTCCTTTTCTGATTTGCCCCAGTTACTTTAGCTATAAATGTTTCAATATCATCACCCTCATGAAAATCGTAATTATTTTTGAGCAATGATACTTTATCTCTTGCATACGAACTTAGTGATTCGTATGAACGAAATTTACTCGGTACTGGTTCATCATCCATAGCTGTTTTGTATGGCATGTTTGAACTACCTACTTTAATGTTACCATAATTGTAATCACCAACTGGGGATCTTCCCCAACCCGATTCTAATGCGTCTTGCGCCACTAGCATACTTAACATCTTAGAATTAGTTACACCAGCGTTACGATACGCATCGCTTAAATCTTTTGCCCAAGCTGTTTGATTAGTATACCTACCCCTACCTTTACCACCAACCATGGGTTGATTAGCAGCATTGATATCAGCTTGAGTTAAACTACTTCCGTAAGACGTCGGATTACCTACGGAGGAAGCGGATCTAGGGTTTGAAACTGCATTTGAACTGAAGGTGTTGGAGATATAATCTTCATTGTTCCAAAGAGAACCAACACTGCCAATCGCTTGATCACCTGCCGGTTGAATAGCTTGCTGTGTAGCATCGTTACCATACTGCATAGATTTAGGTAGAGCTATGAGTGGGGACTCACCCATATTGCTATAAACTTCCTGTGGATTAGTCATATACTGATGTTCCTCCGGAGTCATACCACTCAGCCCCTGACCACTTGGTTTAACCATGCCAGAAGCTGTCTCATTATATTGATTAACTATGTCCCAATATCCAATACTTGGATTATTTTCTCTGAATTGTTTGAAGATCTCTCGCTTCATATTTAAATCCAGAGATGCCCAATAATTCTCCATAATGAATAATATTATTTAGATTTTTTTGGGCGACCAGCAGCTTTAACTCGTTCACGAGCCATAGCCTGCTCATCTTTATCTTTCTGTATCTGCCTATCAGACTCCATTTGTTCACGAGCAATTTGTATATCGCTCTGGACCTTAAAGGCTTCAATATCTTGTTTCTGTTTAGCAAGAGCTGTATTTGCTATTTCAATTGGATCTGGTGTACCTGTATTAGTAACATCCAAATCTTTTTGAAACCTAAATGCTTGTATTTCAGCTACTGCTATCTTAGTAGCATTATCCTGATCTACCTTATAACGTTCAAGTTCTAATTGAGCTTGAGCAAGATCTAACTTCGCTTGGTCAGTTTCTTGTTTCATTTGAGCCAACTGCTGTTGATTTTCCATCTCAGCCTGTTGTGCTTGTTCCATACGCTGCTGATTACGTTCATCTATTTCATTAAGACGTTCTTTAATCAATGTCATATTTTTCATTGTCATAATCTCAGCAATATCACCAAGAGTAGCACCTTGTTGCATAGCAACTTGATATAACGACTGAAGTTGTTGTATCGCTGACAAATCCTCAGAAGAATCAGTTACAAAAATATCCATATCTTCATATAACGTCGATGGCAACTGCAAGAAAATACGAGTACCGTCGTCCATTATATAGTTAAGACTGTGTATATCATTATCTTGATAACACTTCTTAGCTGTATTTAATAGCATAGTTAAAGCACGTTTCTTTACTTGATTGTGTGCCCAAAACCATGGTTCCGTAATATGTGAGGATTGTATAACAGAACGTTCTACATTACCAACCAATTCCCTATTTTCAATAGCTCCTTGACGTTGTTTCGTCACGCCAGATATATCGGCTACCATATCCTCAATTTTAGCCAATAACTCTATATACTGTGTTATTGTTTGAGTAGTGGTTAAATCTACTGCGGCTATTTGATTAAAAGATGACGCGTGCCCACCAAGATTATTACCCCAACCTTCTTCATAAGGATTGATTAAGTTAATACCAATTGATTGTAACATATGTGCCCAACGTGGAAAATCTATCTCCAATGACTTAGGGATTTGAGTAATATCCATATTAAGAATCTTACCTTTATCCTTAGCTATAGCCAATTCTAACCGATACCATATTATTATGTACATGTATTGTAATGGTTTCATTAAGGCTACTAATGACATTGGCCTAGTGTTTGTATTAGAGAATACACATCCTGTGTAAGGCAAATGTTGAGAATTAGGATTATCTGCACTAACATGTTGATAGGATAAAGGCTGTATGCCACAATACATTGGTTCCGCACCCCCCATTATTTTATAACCTTCCCATATTTCAAGTATCCATTCCCATTCTAATGATAATTCATTACCTGTTTTTACATAGGTATCGTCAACTTCTACCATTTCTGGTTGACCGGTTTCTTCATTCAGAATTGTTAAAAAACCAATTTTACGAAACGAACGCCAACAACAATGGTATACGTCAACCGCATCGTCGTCTAAGAAAAAGTTAGAATCGAGAAAATTATTATTATTGATACTACGTATATTGATATGATTAAAGTCGTCTAGTGGACTTGGTCTTTCCCCTACTTTATTTGAATAAGCTTTAATCAAAGTTAAGAGTTTGTCCAAATCTTTTTCTTCTAACTTATCAAATAGCATATCATAAGCTTCCGTATAAGATACCCTCATACGTTCCACACACCAATTAGCTTCATCAATAAACTCTAATGTTGGAGTATATTCGTATGCAAAATGCATAGGGTTGACCCTACGCACATGTGGTTTATTATTCTGGATACCTACATAAATATGTTCCTCTGCGTTACACAACAAGTCTTTCCACGCTTTCATAAACTCATGGTCTATGTTTTGTTGTTTACGAAGATAATTAACTATATGATACGCCGCTACCTCGGCTACGTCTTTGTATTCACGGCTAAGATATTTTTGTATCTGTTCAGGTGGTTGTATTTCACCAGCTTCAAGTTGTTGTTGAAACTGTTGTGCTTCTTCAGGAGACATGTTGGCGGTTACTTTAGCCATCAAGAATTGCATAATCATTTGTTTAGCTCTATCTTGAATCTCTGAAGATGCTTGCTCGCTAGTGCGCGTAACCGCAAAGTTAAATGGACGTTTAGTTTCCTCACCTAATAATAAGTCTATTTTAGGACGTATGATGTTAAAGTTTTTAGGTGAGGCTGGAAACCCATCACGCTGCTTATACGGATCGGTTACATACTTTAAATCGTTTTCGTTGTATATGCTGTTATATAAATCGTAGTTAATCTGCAGTTCTTCTCTACGAGCTCGCCCATTACCATATCCTTGTAAATTACCAGAGTTGATTATATAATCGACGTTAGCTTCGCGCCAAGCTTTAGTCTTTTTCTTCGACTCTAATTTTTGTGGTGGCATGAGAGAGGTTGAATACAGCTCTCTTATTTCATTCATAATAATGTATTTGAATATTCAAATTTAGCATCAGTATCAAACCACTTCTGTGAGAATAGGCCTTCTGGTATGACACTGCGTGTTTTCTTTTCGTTTTTATCAAACTTCACCGTAAAGCGGTGAAGGTTATGTATAAATATAATAACGAGTCCAAATGATATAACTCGGTCAAAATTACCTTTTAGGTTAAACATAATTAGCTCCTCCAATAGCGGTTCTGATAATATTTTTTCTAAATTTTTGTGTTCTGGGGCATATTCTTCTACTAACCAGTCCTTTATCCAGGCTAACATTGTGTCTTTTATGGCAGTAGTCATATGTATACCTTTCTTACGCATTACTGAAGAACGCTTCATTATATCGTGTATAATATCTGGTTGATCGGCCAATAAATAATCACAATGTTTATTCATGAAGTAAGTAAAGATACCCCTGTTTTGATTTTCACATAAAGCTACAGCATTATAATAAGTTAGTAATTTACGACAATTTTCATAGAATTCTTCAGATGTTTCTGGTCTCCCAGTATACTCGGCTACAGGTAAATCATAATATTCTTCAAAGTTTTGAAGACGTTTGTAAATGAATATAGAGCCTAACGAGTCTGACGATTTAGCAATATCAGCGTCATATGGGTCAATACCCGCTATGTATAAACCACGTGGGGCATCTTGTACCGGATGCTCCCATATAACAATGGAACCACGAGGATCATCATTCTTACGTAAAGGATAACCTGTTATATCCCCATGTTTCTTTATAGTCCATACTAGTTTACCATTATCCCAAGTTAGATCGCCAACTTGTTTATGATTGGTTAATGATGTATTATTACGAATATTAGCCAAATGTGTCTGTAATTCTTTTTTAGGAAATATATTATTAGATAGTTGTAACGAGGCTTCTGCTGGAGTACAAGCGTGTTCGGCAATAAATCTGTCGACCATTTGCGAAGATGAAGCGTTATCGGTAACCTTTTTACGTTCTTTCATTAAGAATTCTAAGGCCTCTGCTTCTAAAGTATTACCATCTTCATCCATATAATCCTCAAGATTGGCATACTGTGGATAAAAAAACCCACACGTAGAAGCTTCAGAATTACCATCCCATATGTTTGGCATACCTAAACAATTATAACCTTCTGGGTTATAAAACATATCACGTAAATCTCGGAAGTCTGCGTCCGCAGAGCCACCAGTACCCCATGCCATCATTAACCCGAACGTATACCCATCCTGCTCTACAGATGGTCTAGCTATTGCCCAAGCTGCACCTAAATTATCAAAATTACCAGCCTCCTCAAAGAATATGAGTTGACCAGCTTTGCCTCGTAATTTATCTGCATCCGACTTCAAAGAGGCGCCAATAATCTCAGATTTATAACCTTGTTCTATTTTATTGCCAAATCTATCTGTAGTAGATATAGAAGCCCTACGATGTAGTTTAGTGTCGACAACTTGTCGTTTCTTTGACCACGCAGTATGTTCGTCTATAAAGTCCATAAACTGCCAAGCCTTGGTTATGATACCATCCCCTAATAGAAATTGAGTGTCTGAAGCATATACATAACCTTTAGACTCAGGTATTAAGTAATAGTTCCTACATAACATCGAACCGGCTTTATAAGACATACCTTTACGCCTAGATTTTAAGACAGCCATATGTTTCCCAGCTTCCTGAGCTTCTTCTACTGACAAAAAATAGAAGTAATCGTAATCATAAAACGATGGGAACCCGCGTTCCCTACGCTTACGTTTACGACCATCCTTGGTCACGTAGTCAACCATACGTTGTATTTGACAATAGTTCAAATAAAAATAATGAAAACCGGTAATATAATCACCATCCTCAGCAGTATAACCATGGAGAGAGCGGTCCATTTCCCGTTGCCAATAAGTCATATATTCAGTAGTACCTTCTGGTGCAGTAATATACATACCAGTTTGCTCAAAAGTTATAGCAGCTTCACGAAATTTATTACTATTATATATACGTTTGTTAAAATCAACCATAAACAAAAAAGGGTATAAGTTTCCCTATACCCTTCACAACGTTAGAATTTTGCAATCTACGGTTTTATTTTTTCAATCGTCTAAACAATCGTTTAAGTTTATACCATACATACTTACGAATAGGCATGTATGATGTTAATACTAAATTATTACCTTTATCTATAACGTGTATCCTATAATTGTCTATATCAGTATCTAATTTAACTATAATTTCACGTATATTTCTTAATCGTTCATCATCAAATCTCTCTAAATGTTGAGCATAAGAATCACATTCTGTAACCAAACCATCGTTTGTAGTTTTACAAAATTTACTTTTATTGTGGTAATAGTGCTTACGTTTTGGTTTAGTAACCTTGACCAATTCGTCAACCGCTTGTTCAAATTTATCTATTCCTGATTCTTGTTTCGTTATCATATTTATAATTTATTTAGGTAATTCGAAAGCCTTAATCTCCCTATCACCTTTGGTTCTTGCAGCAGTAAGTTCAGCTGCTTTTACTTTTCTTTCTATCGTATCTAATGATATTGCCATCGCTCCAAGCTCCTTAGTCCATTTAACTACGTCATTAGGGTTAGTTTGATTCTGTTCAAGATTGTTAAAAGCATGTGTCATGTAACGTATACCCTTACGAGCAGAATCTAATAACTGTAATACTTCATTTGTTTGTAGTTCGTTAGCATATTCTTCCTCCGATTGCTTTACTATTTCTGGTATCTTATAATTTATATCTTTAAACAAATGGTATTTTATTTTCTCTTCCTTTAAGTTAGGATCAGAATAAACCTGATATGGAGAACGCCAATGATGTTTAAATATAATATATTCTATCTGTTTTAGAGCCAATGCCTTGTCTTTAGCTGGTTCATATATTCTATTGAATACTGGAATAGCTAAGGCAGCTGCAGATAAGTTAATTGTACCAATAGCAGTAAGGTCAAATAATTCATTAATCGGAGCTATCATAATTTATGCATGTGGGTCACCCCATTCATCACAAGATATTTTTTCATCGAAATCCTCATAAGCAAATTCTTGATCTGCGACTTGATCAAAATCCCCAATTTCGTAAGGAGCTTCCATAGTATTTTCCGCAGTCTCAACAGCCTTAACAAATTCCGATTCATTCTCGTTTGGAGAAAGAGTTAGTTTATGTAATACCCAAGAGTTATCTATATTGGTGCCTTTAGCTATTAAGTAACTATGCGATTTTAATCCAGCAGAACCAAATATCAATTTATCTTTTTCAGTAATGTCGTCGATAGACATATCACTAAACTCAGGCATTACTGCATATACTATTACTTTTTCAGTAACTTCATCTACTTCTTCGATACGATACGCTACGCTAAACTCTATCATATTTCTTGTGTATTTACTTGTACCTTTGCAGCGGTTATAGGTTCAGTTTGTTCAACATATTCCAATACATCCACTTCAGGCACCACCACCGGTACAATAAATAATTGACCATATATTTTATCTTTTTCATATGCAGTAGCTAATGCTGTACCGGATGTAAATTTAAACGCGATGTCTAGTAAACTTTCACCAGCTGGTAATATCTTTACAGACTCCGCAAACATTATCGAAGTCCCAGCTATCGATACATCTGGATATATAACACCCACATAACCTTCTGGTATAGTGACAGCAATACCACAACCATACACTAATAAGCCCGTGTTGTCGGCATTACGATGCATTTCTCCTTTCAATACTTTTAAGGCATATGAACCAGCAGTAGTTAATTCGGGAACTAAAGCATCCTGTGCTTTCTTTACAAATTCAATTTTTACTTTATTCATTTTATTTCTATGATTATAGTTTCGTTTTTTAATCTTGCAACTTTCAGAAAAGTATACAGCTTTTTCCATGTATCAGTACTGTTAAGCACTGAATTATTTGTAGCTGTACCAACTAATATACAACCTGTAGTATCATTAGGCCAATTACCAATGTGTATAACTATACCTTCAAAACCTGGTACATTTAACAATCTTGGTACTTTACCCTTGGCTATTGATTTATATGGTTCTAAACTACTAAATTTTGGCGATACTACATCCATACTTATAGTATAAGTACCTGTCGGTATAGCTGTTTGACCCACAATCTTTATAGTTTTGATCCTAGACAAGGACATATCTTGCGTTAACCCTCTATCCTTATCCTCTAAAGTATCACACCAAAATATTTTAGTACCATCATCTAAATAAATAGTTAATCTACCGATAGTTAGATTTGATTGTTTATTAATTCTTTCCAGTATTAGGCGCATGTCAATTCATTAAATACTTGAAATTGTTGTTTTAATTTTAAAATTATTGCTGGAATTTCTGCAAAATAATCTTCATTTGGATCAAAATATGTCACTAACGATATACTTTGTTCATGATGATTTACATTTACCGTAACGTCTACCCGTACTTTTTCTTTAGACCACCATCGTTTTTTACCACTATTTGTGTCTATATATACATTTGTACGAATTGGATCTTGTTTTGGTTCAACAACTTTCTTTACTTTCTTCACTTTAGGTTCAGTAACCTTCTTGACTTCCTTTACCATATTAATATACTTCTATAATATTACGACTAAAACTATACATGCTCGGACGATATATCACTCGTATTATCGGAGCAATTCTTATTATTCTATATCTCTTGTTATAACGTTCACATTCATAACAATCTCTCGGTCTCCAGGACTCGACTTCTTCTTCAGACGGTCTCTTGCCAATCTGCTTTAACGGATTATACTTATCCGATTCATTAAACCATTTAACTTTCATTATTTTATTTATTTTCTTCAGGTGGTTCTTTACCCGATGGTGAAGGCATATGTACTATTCGCCTAGCTTTTATAGTCGGATGATGTTCTATTATCGCTTTAGCAATTCTATGGAAGCCATCACAAACATTCCCCAAACTATCAAAGATAATTGGTTTAGACAAATCGGCACTAATAACTCTATTACAATGATGAACAAAGTCCCTAAAATTACGCATATCGAATGGCATAGTGTCTAACGATATCCCTGCTAAAGGTACATCAAATACTTGTAGGTCCTCTTCTTCACAATGTCGTATTAGTGTTGGTACATCCCATGAATTACCATTTGCTGTAAATATATTCTCACTTAATCGTATCTTCGTTATTTCCACCAGTGGTGGTTCTTTCCTTATAAGCTCTTTTTTTAGCTTCATAATCCCCATACAATTTTTTGTATAATTCAAAGTCTTCAGCTATCAATTTACGTTTAAATTTACCCCTTGCACTAGCAATCTCTTTTGCTCTCTTCAGTGTCATTTTCTTGTCTTCCTCAAACATCGGCCTAACAGAAAATGTACCTAACTTGAATAAATATATAGGTGCTGTATCAGTGGGATCCCTCATTACATGAGTAACGAATTTAAACGGGAATAGCATTGCTTTACGCACTACAGTATCTGGTAAATTGTAACATTTAGCAACATGTTTAATAAAAGATTCATCTCTAATGTCTTGTACACTACTTTTTACTTTTCGATACTTCCTCGTCATTACTTTTCAGGATCACGTAGTTTACACTTCTTCGCTTTCATTTAATTTTAATAATAATGTTATTTGTACTATTCTATTGCCAATAATTATTGGTATAATTGCTTTGTTTAACATAAATTCATCATCCCTGTTACCCCTAACTAATATATGTTTAGCTTTCAACCTACTTATTAATTGTATAACATTTTGATTAGATATACCTAATCGTTTCATTATAATTTCCCTATTAGGTTTGCATACTATATTGTTTGGGTATAGTGCGTGATCGGGCCTATCTCGTAAGTCTAACAATACTGTAGTTACAGCCAATTCCTTATCTGTTAAACCTAACAGACCGTTCATAGCTGTTAAAAAGACTTTGTTAAGCTCCCGCTTGGTTATTTGACGTTTCCACAGATTCATGAGATTGAAAAAATCTACTCACAATATGTTTAATTACTTCTAAACCTTCTTTTTGTCTAGCTATAAGTACGTTATCTGCTGGGGTATTAGTTGTTAATGTGCTAATAGACGCATTGTATGCATTGTTGTACCTATGATACAATTCTACTATCAAATCAACCAATATAGCAAAATCGTTGTTGTGATATTCTTGAAAACGTTTTACGAATTCACTTTCTTCAGGAGTTTTTTCCATTTCTTCTACCACAACTATACTACTATTTAGCAAATTATCAATACTTACATAATTGTGAAATATAGACTCATTGGCATAATGTTCTTCTCCGTCTATATCCTCATTAAAACTAGCCGTATAACTAAATCCATTAATCTTATTGTTGATTAAGATTTTATCCTGATGAGGTCCGACTACAAATCTCACCGATTTAATATTATCAAATTTATTATTCATTTTCTTTAATTAATATATTATTTATATTAGTATTATATATAAATGGTTCCCCTTGAAAGAAACAAGCTTCGGAAGCTAATTTATCGGCTAATTCGTTATAAGTTATGTCCGAATGTCCCCTAATCCACTCAAATCGTACATTAAGTTTACATATATACTTCCATATCTTTAACCATAAGTCTTGATTTTTAATTCCTTTAAAATGCTTGTCTATCCATCTCTCTAACCATTCTTCATTGATAGCACGAGTAACATATTGAGAATCAGAATATATAATTATTTCCCCTATATATGTTAAATTAAAACAATACTCTAACGCTTTAATTACCGCAGTTAACTCCATACGATTATTAGTAGTCTTCAACTCACCACCACTAATGATAGTTAATTGTTGAGTCTCTTCATAATTGTCTGGTATTATAACTGCTGCATAACCACCAGCACCAGGATTATTCTTACACGCACCATCTGTGAATATTATCATTCCCTATAACCTTTACAAGTTTTACATATTTCGCTACAATTCGTAAGCGACTCTTGATTTGCTACCGTATCATATACACAATAATTACCCATCTTAGTAGCACTTATATATTTTGTTATAAATGTTTCAGAATTATAATACGCTACGTTATCTGGATATTGTGTTAGCCGATAACGTAATTGAGGTTTAGTTTTCCACATGAGTCACTTGTGTTATTTCTGGCATAAGATTTAATTTATAATTATTACACTTATGTAAACCGTCTACCGCATAGTTATTAGTCATTTTGTGATTACATATACGCGGCGTAATCGTTACTGATTTTTGATACCAACAATTTCTACAAGTATAACCATCATTTGATGTAGTATAATTAACTTGATTGGCTAATCTCGCATTGTCTTTTAAATGACCTTGGTATTCATTATCTGGAATAGTCTGACTCACTCTGCTTTAGTTTTAGGTCTGTGTATAGCCACTATATCATATATCTTAATCATCATACTATCTTTGAATAAGTCAAAGTATATTGCCCTAGATTTAGGAAATACTATAGTATCCCCTACTTTAAACTTACATATAGTACCTTCTGGTATGAATAATACTATACCTTTTTGAAAAGTAGCATCTACCTTTTTAGTTTCCTTCTTTACATTATATTTCTCTACTGTATTACCGGTAACCTTATCAATAGTCTGTTTACCAGTAGGTACTTGTGTAGTAAATTCTTTAGTTACTTGTTCAACTTCTAATGGTTTGATTAGTATATCACTAAAGAATTCATACTCTAAACCATCTATTACTGTCTTTAATATATCTTCCATATTATTTTTTCCTAATACCATTAGACCAACCTAACCAATAACCTATTAAAAATCCCAAGAACATTATAATAACCCCAAGACTACCAAATACTACCATTAATACTACATCACCCATCTTATCTTTTTTTTACTCCGTTATTCCATCCAATCAAATATCCTATAAGATAACCAATCAGGATCGCAAATGCTATAATACCGCCAAATATTACATCACTCATTAATTTTATCCTCCATCAACCTTACTCTATATCTCTTGAATCCTAAGTCTATTTCTATAACCGTACCGTTTAACACAGTACTTAACTTTTTATCTATTTGTTGTTTAAAACACAACATTCCAGTAGTCCAACCAATTCCAAAACTACATCCCATCAAAAGTAGAATGATAGGTATCATCACACCAGGTATAGTATATATCATAATTAATCTTTATATTCTATCTTCAATTTACTATAATCTTCCCTAAATTTATTTATTAACCCAGCATATTGTTCAAAATCCTGCTGACTTATCTCCCGTATGTTTCTTTTATCTGGTATATTTGGTAAGTCAACCCTACCATTAATTCTATAGAATACGCTAAAATCTGTATAATCGGTATCTTTATTTGTTATATCAGATACCCATATCATTTCTGTCATTATATGATTAAACGTACCATATATTCTCATCATATGAGGGAAGCTTGAAAACTCATCGTCGTATATATAATATTTACCCAATTCTAATTTCATATTGTATATTTACTTATATAACGTTTAATAACCCAAAAGGTTACACTCCGTATTAATAATTTTTAATCTTCCCTATTCCACAAATAGTATAGTATACCAAATATAATTATACACAATATAGTATCTAGTATTTCCATAATTAGTTAGTTATTGGCTTTAATATAATTAAAGAAAAGAAAAAGAAGCAAAAAGAAAAGAAGTATATAGTATATATATTATGGTATAAGGGACTCAAGCGTCGTCCCTTATGATCCCTACTTATACACCGTATTCTGCGCGATCAGCACCGTCGTATACTAACGTATACTCCTCCTGCTCCGAATACTGCCCAGTGTTTAGCCCTCCCTCCGTCTCTACTTGCACCTGGATCCCGGTGGGGGCCTTACCTTACGTATAGACATAATATCCCCTATTCGTGTTACTCAAGTTTAGCACATTTAGGAGTAACGTAGCCTTTGATCGGCTCTTCATTCAGCTGTGCTGCCTACACTACTATAACGTGTATAACGTATGAAATCCGTTTTTGTTACAAAAATTTTTAAACTTTTTTGGTTGTACCAATAGCGCTTCTTCTACACTTTTGTAAAAAATTTTCGAAAAAAATTAAAATTATAAAATTTTTTTGGAAGTATTTGTGAGAATGCAAGGTACCCTAAGATCAAAGCCCGGCCGATGAGTTGCGGGGAAAGTGGGAACTGAAATTCCTTTAAAAATTCCTCGCCTAAACACATGAACACTTCAATTTTAGATGTAGTAGCCGCCTACATCCAAAAAAATTCTGGGGGAGCCGGCTGGACGTTGATGATAGACGTCGCCCCCAGAAAGAAGACCCTTGGAGAAGGGATCTTCGCCAAGAACATAGCCGCACGGGTCGGCTTGTTCAAGAAAGATTACCCGGAACTTTGGAGTGAGCTTGTTGCCATAGCTCCAAAGGATGCAGCAGGCAACATTATCGCCACCGAGCGTCCCAAGGGTGGCGAAACTGAAGCCGAAATGGCTTCAATAAACAATTGGGAAGCGGCAAACAACTTTCTGCCAAAAGAAAGTAAGTTTGCAATTCTGGGACGCCTGTTCCAAAAGGCGTCCCCAAGTTCAGTCGGTAAACGGCTTGTTCGCAAAGACAAGCCGACCGAGGAGATCACCAAAGTCACTTTCGTCGCACCCGGTGAATACCCGGTGGACGTTAACACAGGGGAAATCTCCAAAGAACCGGTTGATGATAGTCCGCTACCATCAGCTATTTTCTCCGAGCTAATTGCTCGGGGAGTTAAAAAAGGTTGGTGGATAGCCACCGACCTTAAAACTGCGGTGTTCTAAACCCCGCAGCATAAATGTTAGTGCGCACATACTATCGTGCGCCCTAACATTTTAAAACGACCAACGCCTAAGATTAAAACCAAACCTCAGGCAAGCTATAATACCTTACCTTGACAACATCAATCATGCTACTCGAAAGAGTAACGGTCCCAAGCCCGTATAAAAATGAGAGGGGTGTTGGCCACCCAGTATAAAGTCGCTTAAAACCTGGGCAACAGTGGCATTAACGGATATACTATACATACATGTTGTAGCGATGGTGTATAGAAAGTTCAGCAAGCATACTCTAACTACAAGTACCTTAAATGGGAACGAGGAAGGCTGGCCTCTGTATGAACAACGCTGGTGAATAATTAATTCCAGCATAATTAATACGTACCCTGTGTGTGACGGGGTAGTAACTGAATAAAGTCGAACTATTGAATAAGTTACATTTCTAAATACAAATTCCGGGTAAAAGACCATAGCACCGGAATTTACTATGGTTAGCATCGACCTTGGGATAGCTGTAATAACACAAAGAAGTGGGGTTAAAATCCCATGAGCAGTCAAGGTTTAAGGTGAGAAGTTATCGCACTTGTACGATATATATAAAACGTATGAGCGGCAAGACGTACACAATGTCGGTTTAGTCACCGATTATGGCGGATAACTCCATTAGGGTAACATAGGCAAAGACTAAAAAATAATGTCTTTGCAGATGCGGAACTAAGGCAAATTCAATCACCGAAAAAGTTGAAACCGAATGTGAAAACTACTAAAGTAAACGGGGTGTTGATTCAAGCATTAAACCCGTAACATCCGATGTATCGGCAAACAATAGTAAGTAACAACCCCGTTGGAAGCTATAAAAGGGGTACGTTTGAGGTTCAGTGATGAAAACAGTCTGAACCAAATTGTGAATGTATCAATTCACAATACGTCGAAGGGGAACTAATACATGGAAACACCACCCGTACAATGAAGGATGAATACTTCAAAGTGGTAAGCGGAGTGGCAGAAAACTGAGCATACGTGGTGAGCGTACATACAGGATACTGTATGCCAACTGTGGAAATAGGTGCTTCGTGCGGGGAATAGGAATGACCGTGGCTATATACGTGAAACTATAGCATTTTTACTTGCATTTTCTAAACATTTTAAACATATAAAACAAATGTATTTACTAAACGCTTTTTCTTTACAAATGGTAGACTTCCCTTGTAAAGTCGAATTCACAGAAGTCACAGAATTGCCAGCTGATCTCACATCAG